GGAACAATCTATAATCAGGTTCAAGGTTTAACTATATTCAATAGTTCAACACCAACAGATTATACGGACATTTATATCAACGCAACTTTACCAGCTGGTAGAAGGGTGGCTCTGTATTACGCAGTTCAAGATACGGGTGGCGACCCTTATGCTGATATTGTATTCACATATCAAAAGTGGGAATTATGGACTTCACCAATTATCAGTTTATCTGATAATGTTTTATTACAACAACAAATCCCCGCAGAAATTACCTGTTTGGACTTATTCAGGGGGATTGTAAATAACTTTAATTTGGTGGTAATACCTAATGGTGATAGAAACTTTATTATTGAGCCTTGGGACAATTATTTTGCTGATGGTAAAACTTTAGATTGGAGCGATAAATTAGATTATTCATCACAACAAACTTTAGAACCGACAACATCTTTGAATAAGGAATACATTTTAACATTCAAAGAAACGATAGATAAATTATCATTAGAAAATATTGAAGATAATAACCAGGTATTCGGGACATACCGATTGGTTAGTAGGGAGCCGTTCCATAGTGGTATTTTCAAACAAGAAAGTATTTTTGAACCATTACCTATATCTACATTTGACGATGAAACGGAAAGTAATATTCTTATCCCCCATTTATACGAACATAAAGTAGCAACGAATGAAACACCCGAACAATTTGTTCCAATATCAAGTGGTTTAAGATTGGGTTGGTATAACGGACTATTGGACGCAACCATTACAGGTTCATCGGTAAATTGGTATATGTTAAGTGGGGCAACTGCGGTGGCTCATTCAACATATCCTGCCATTTCTAATTTTAGTTCTTATGAATATACACAATCAAGTTTTAGTGATTTGAATTATAAGAACCAATATAACCCTTGGCAAAGATGGAATGATAGTTATGTTGGATATACCAATCGTGATGTTTATAATGACTTTTGGTTTGGTAGATTATCAACAATTTACGAACCTGATACGAAGTTCTTTAGTGGTAGATTTTATTTAACCCCTGAAGATATTAAAAATATAAATTATAATGATAGGGTATATTTTGCCGAAGCGTATTGGAGATTGTATGAAATGAAAGACGCAGATATTACATCAGAAAGTTTGGTAGATTGTATGTTCTTAAAAATACCATATGACTTACCAAGTAAAACTTATATCAGTCCAACTTATCAACAATCAGAACCGCCAACAACACCAGTCGTGACTGGTGCGACACATTCTATAAACTTCTTTAGTGATGTAAGTTTGTTGAATATGTGTAATGAAACAGCAACAATATATCCATACTATTCTAACTGCTCTGTGATTAGTGATGGGTGTTCTATATTCACGGATAGTGGGGCAACTACCCCTGTTGAAGAAGGGACATTAGTAAAACCACAAGGGGCATCAACTATTTATTTAACACAAGAAGACGGAATACTTGTGTCTATACAAACTTGTTAAAATATGGCTAAAGAAGTAGGTGTAAAAATTAAAATCACTAGTGAAGGTGGTGAAAAGGTAATCAACAATTTAGGGGAGCTTGAAAATGAATTAGCGAACTTACAAAATGAATTAAGGACTGCGGACTTTGGTTCTAAAAAGTTTAATGATTTATCACAAAGCATTCAAACATTAAAATCCCGTATTGAAGATGTTGATAAAGCAACTGAAGGATTAGGGGTTGAAAAACGATTGGCTGCCATCAACGCAACCACAGGATTACTTACGGGTTCATTTCAAGCACTAGCGGGTGTATTGGGTGCCGTTACTAGTGATGAAGAAACATTAGCACAGGTTCAAGCCGCAGAAGCTCAAGCATTAAATGTGTTGAATATCGCATTAGGTGTTCGTGCGGTTTCTGAAGGTGTTTTAGAAAGTAGATTATTTAGAAGAATTGCCGCAGAAAAATTATCTAATGCCACAAGTAAGGCATATATCGCAACAGCTAAAACAATATCAATAGCATTAAAAAGTATCGGTATTGAAGCGGGTGTGGCATCTACAAGTGTTAGGGTATTGACGGCATCTATGGCGGCTTTGGGTATTCCCCTACTTATCGCAGGATTTACTGCGTTGGTTAGTGCGATTGCTAATACCAACGAAGAATTGGAAAGTAAGGCACCAGTAACGGCAGCAGGGTATTATGATGAATTAAAACAATCTATTTCAGATTTGGAAGAAAGCGCCCAAATACGATTAGATAATGCTAAATCATTAGGGGATACTGAATTAGAAATAGCCCAACAAGAATTAGATGAAAAAAAGAAAATATATGAAGAACTACGAGAAGAATATGATTTTCTTTGGAGCAGATATAGTTTCTTATTAGGTGAAGCTAATAGAAACGAAGATACTTGGTTATTTAAGTCAAAAACAAATTATCTAAATCAAGCTAAAGGTGTTGAAGAAAATATCAATAAGATTGTTAAGGACTTATCAAGATACGGAATTGCCATTCGTAATGCTGAAAAGAATATTACCAAAATACAAAAAGACGAAAACGATAAACGACTAGCCGAACAAAAAGCTAATTACGACAAATATGTTTCAGCACAGGTTAAAAACATTCAAGAAAGATTAAAACTACAACAAGATTATTTAAATAGAATTAAAGAAATTGCTGGTGAAGAGTTTGAAACTAATGCTGAAGTATTAGAAAAGGTAAATGAACTGATTGGAAGACAAGAAGATTTATTGGCTAAAAGACAATCATTCTTTAAGTCAGAAGCAGATGTATTAGCTGAAGATGTTAGGGACTTGTTATATGCGTTTATCCCCACAGATGAAGAAAAACAATTATTAGAAGATGCCTATTTTGAAATCTTTAGCACACTTACGGGTGAATTATCAAACAACTATGGTAAGGTTGGAAAGGAACTTATAGAAGGTTCAAGAAAAACTTTTGATGAATTAGTTGAAATAACTAATGATATTATTGGTTCAGAAGCTATAAAAGATGGGGCACAAATAACGGAAGAAGCCCGTTCAAGTTTGATTAGATATTTCGCATCATTAAACGAAATTGTTGCCAAATTAAAATCTACTGATACAGAAAAAATATTTGGTGAAATATTTGATACACCAGAAACGGCATTTCAATTTGTAGAAGATATTAGAAAAAAGGCTATTGAGCTTGGAAAAGATGAAACCTTATTGGCTGGTGAATTAGAAGAAAAATTATCTGATTATACAAAAGGTTTATTGGAACAATTAGGACTTGTAGAAAAACAGGTTAAAGGTAATCAGATACAACAAGAACAAGCAAAAGCTTACAACACCAATTTACAAAGTTTAATAGAAACATTATCCGCTTATGGTAAAACTACGGGTGAAATAACTATTGAAAGTGAAAAGGTAAATCAAACATTATTAGAATTAAGGGAAACCACACAAAACAACGAAGGGACACTAAAAAGATTGGGTGGTGAAGCACAAATCACTAGTGATGATATAGATAAGTTGGGTGAAAGTTTATCCAATTTAGCTGCTGGTGGTTCAGACGATTTTATTGATTTCATAAATAAAATTATCAACAATACGGGAGCTGTTGCTGAAGTAATTGATGAAGAAGGAAAAGTTATTACTGAAGGTGCTGAAGGGTTCAGGGACGGACTATTGAAGGTATTATCCCCCGAACAATTAGTAGAATATATTAAAAAAGGTGCTGATGGATTGAAAAATATTTCATTTGAAAGTAAGGAACAAATCCAAGATTTAGTATTACAATTAAATAGCTTACAAAAACAATTTGAAGAAGGTGGATTACCAGAAGGGGCACAAGCATTCAACGACATAATTACTGAAATATTAAAGAAAGTAAAAGAACTTCCTGAAGCAACACAAGATGCCGCTGATAGTTGGGAACAAACTTTTAGTGAAAGTAAGTTCAAAAAGATTGCTGATACAATATTACAGGTATTCAACGAATTATCATCTGCGATACAGAATGTCGTATCACTACAGAATAGTTTATTGTTAGAACAACTACAATATTCACAAGAAGCGACACTAGCAACTATTGGTGAAGCGAATAGTGAAAACGCAGAAGAAAACAAAAGAATATTAGCCGAAAGGGAAAAGGTAGAAAAGGAATATGCTAAAAGACGATTTGAAATTGAAAAGAAGGCTAGGGTTCAGGAACTACAATTTGGTTTAGCAAATGCTATATCAGCTTCAGCTCAAGCCATCATCAACGCATTAGCTACAATCCCCGCACCATTCGGAGCCATCTACGCAGGTGTATTGGGTGGAATTACCGCAGCACAGGTTGCCGTGATAAACGACCAAATACAATTCGCTAAATCCAAAGTATTTATTGGAAGAAGGGGTGGATTGATACAAGGCGCGACACACGAAGACGGGGGAGTTCCTACGATGTTGGAAGGTGGTGAGTTTGTAATGTCCCGTCCCGCAGTTGATGCCTACGGGGATATTGTTAGTCAGTTGAACGCTAGTGTCGGAGCTAGACCATTAGCGATTGACGATAGTAGATTGGTTCAAGCAATCAATCAACAAAGCACTACAAAACCCCCGATTAAAACTTATGTTTTGTATAACGACATACAAAACACGGACAAGTTGAATAAAAGAATAGAAAACTTATCAAAACTATAATGAAGATTTTTGAATTACTAATTGACGAAGAAGACGATTTATCTGGCGTTCAGTTTTTATCTATCGTAAAGAAACCAGCAAATAATTTTGAATGGGAAGTATTTTCTGAAGATGAAGAACCCCACGATTGTTCCCGTCATATTGACTTTACTGACGAAGCACTTGAAGTGTTTGATGAAGTTGGTGAAGAATTAAATATTGATGCTTTATTGGAAGCAGAACACAGGGAAGTTGAACTAACTGAAGAAGGTTTCGCAGCCCCATCAATTACAGCACAGCCTAATACTGAAGATGTTGGTTGGGATAATCCCGAAACTAGTTTTGGTGTTTCAAGATACATTTATGTTGTTGATACAGGATTGGGAGCACCCCTAATTAAAACTTCAAGGACTATGTGTCGTAAGTTGATTTTGGCACAGAAGGTTTTTAGAAGAACTGATATAAATAACTTATCACAAAAATTACAATCTTTAGGTGAAGAAAGTTTCAAGTATGTTTTCAGAAAAAAAGGATTGGGTGTAGATATTTGGAATTACAAGATGGGTAAGAACGACAGACACGCATGGCGTGAATTAGTGTTCTACAAAAAACCTGATGAAACATTTGAAGAATTATTAAAAAGAATACCAAAGAATGCTGTGGCAGGAACAAGAAAAGCTAATGCTGTAAATGATGGAGCAACCCGTCCATTTATTGCTGAAGCTAAATTACCAAATCCAACAGGACAATTAGAATTATTTTCAAGACAACAAACATTAAAACCACTTGGGTTTCATATGGGATTATTTATCTATCAAGATAAGTTTTCTTGTTTGGTAAATGAACCTGATGCTAGATATTTTTCTAAAATCAAATTAGGTAATACTGAAGGTTGGGTTGGAGCAAATGTGATGGATAGTTATTTGGAAGGAACAGGTAAAGTAATTGATAAGTTCCAAGTCAAAGAAAAGTTTGTTAAAGTCCCCGAATATATCCGTGAAGTTGCGGAAAGAGCTGTTAAATATGCTGAAGAAAATGGTTGGGGAAGCTGCGGAACAGCCGTGGGAAAGCGTAGAGCATCGGATTTAGCTAAATCTGACTACGAACCAAGTTTAGATATTTTGGCTCGTATGTATTCTTATGGTTCAAGACATAAGAAGGATTGGGAAAGTTCATCGGGATTTGACGATGGTTGTGGCGATTTGATGATGGCTGCGTGGGGATTATCCCGTTCTAATTATGATGAAGCGATGGCTTGGTTGGAAAGACAATTAAACGAAGCTACAGAAATGTCTGTTAAGTTTTCAGCTGACGAATACAAAGGTGATATTACCGCAGTTGTATTTGAACCTGATACAAAGATATACAGATATGACGAATATACACAAAAACCTTATTATGTTTTTATGTCCCGTGAAACTATTGAAAAACTATTGAAGAAGTTTAGTAGAATGAAAGAAAGCGGAAGGGTTAAAAACATTATCAACTACGAACATTCAGATAAAATCTTTTCTGCTGATGATGTATTCAGTTATGAAAACTGGTTGGTAGGGGATAATCCAAAGGAAGATAAGTCATACCAAATATTCGGTAGGGAAATGAAACCTGGCACTTGGATTACTACATTACACTTTAAGAATAAAGAATTATTTGAAAGTTTTGTATTATCACAAAGAACGGCAGGTATAAGTTTGGAAGGACTTTTCCAAGAAGTTCCATTTAACTTTTCAGACATCAAAGAAGAAGATTTTGTAAAACCTGGAGCGGGTGAAAGTGAAGATGATTTCATTTCAAGATGTATGGGTGATAGTAAAATGAACGCAGAGTTTCCAGACCAAGAACAAAGAGCGGCAGTATGTTATTCTTACTGGCGTGAAGGGTTTAATCATTATGAAGAAAATAATGATGCTGAAATGGTTGAAGGTATTATAGATTTGTTATTACAAGTTGAAGATATGGAAAACCGAAAAGATATTGCTAAAAATATCATCAAAGATTTTATGTCTGAAGGTATATCGTTTAATTACGATGACTTTATCTTACGATTAGGTTTAACTGATTTTGGTTTCAATTTCCCTGAAGGGACTTGTTGGGACGGATACGAACCGATTGGGACTAAAATAAAAGATGGTAAAGAAGTTCCTAATTGTGTCCCCGTTGATTTGAATAAAGAAAAAATGGCGATGTTAGGAATATATGGTGGAGCCCCCGCTTTTTCAACTGAAAGTGAAGCTGATGAATATGCTAAACGATTAGGTTGTAGTGGGACACACTACGAAGAAGGTGCGGGATATATGCCGTGTAAAACCCATAGTGAAGCGGCAGATTTATATGAAAGTTCTAAACTTTTATTTGGATTAAAAACTATTTTGGGTATGTATTTCAATAATAATGAAAACAATAAACTTGATTGATATATTTATCAAATAAATAAACTAAAATTAAAACTATGAAGAACTCTAAAGAAATATTAGAAAAAGTTGCTGAATTAGTTGGACTAAAGTTCAAAACTGATGAAGCACAAACTACGGAAGTTAAGTTCGCCGAAGTTGAATTAGAAGGTGGATACATCGTAAGCAACCAGTCAGAAAGCGACTTTGTTGTTGGTGATACAATCTACTTGGTAAATGAAGATGGGACTTATTCTGTTGTGGGTGCTGGTGAATGGAAGTATTTGGACGGGGAAAAAACCTTTATTACTGATGAAGAAGGTAAGTTGGTTGAAATCCGTTCAGGTGAAGATGATGTTGTTGAAACTGAAGCTACAGAAGAAAAAATGGAAGAAGTGGAAGTAGAAGTTCCCGCTGAAGTTGAAGAAGTAGTAGATGAAGACATCGTCCAATCTATCGTTGATGCTTTAACCCCTGTTGTAGAACAAATCCAACAAGTTCAAGAAGAAATGATGAAGTTAAAATCAGATTACGAAAAGTTCAAATCTGAAGCTTCACACGAACCTTTGAAAGAAGATAAAGTTGTTTCAAAAGCATTTTCAACCGACAACAGATATGAAGTGTTGAAAGCGATGAGACAAAAATAAACAAACAATAAAAACAAAAATTAAATTAAATAAAACGATTATGAAAAATCAATTAAAAAACTTTAACTTTGCGGCTGATGTTTCAAGCATGTCTGATTTTTTGAACGCAAACGCAGATTTATTACTTTCCCGTATCGTGATGGATACGACTGAAGCTTCTACTTATCGTGTAATCCCAGGAATAAAATACGCAGAATTGGTGCCCACTTTCGACAGCGGTTCTATTGATACTTTGGGATACAGAGGTAATGGTTGTTCTACTTTTACTGGTGGAACTGAAACTATGGGTGAAGTAGAATTAAAAGTATCACCTTACACATTTGAAAAATCTTATTGTGAAGCTGAATTAAACCAAACAATTATGTCTATTAGAATGCGTCCAGGTTCTTACAATATTGACTTACCATCTTTAACAGATGCGTTTATGACTGACTTGGCGAAGAAAGCTAATGTATTCATTTCTAGAAAGTTCTGGGGTGCTACTTCTGCTTCTGATGGATTTAGTGGAATTATAGAACAATTACAAAGTGCTTCTTGTTCTGCTGCTACTAATAACATTACCTATTCGGCAATCACGGCAGACGCTACTGGTTTAGCTGTAGTAGATAGTTATATTCAAGCATTACCGAATGAATTGAAATCAGTTCCAACTACTTTGGCTGTATCGCACAGCGATTTCCAAGCTTACGCTTTGGCGCTTCGTAATTCCAACCTATACCATTACAATCCAGAAAGTATGAAAGATGGTGTTTATGAAATCCAAGTTCCATTCACATCAACTAAAATTATGGCTACTGAAATCGGTTCTGCTGGTTCTTATGCTGTTCTTTCAACAAACGATAATTTATTGATGGGAACTGACTTATTATCAGATGTTTCATCACCGATTTCGTGGGTGTCGCAGGACTTCGGACAGCTTCGCATGAAGCTAGTAACCAAAGTCGGAGCGGCGGTAAGTTTCTGTGATGAAGTTGTATTTGCTTCCTAAACACATTACAAATATACAAAGTAATTTTGTAATAAACAAATAAACTAAAATAAATTAAATAATAATATTATGGCTACAGGTTCTAACTGCGTAATCACAAACGGGCTACAATTAAGTTCGTGTGTTAATAATGTGCCAGGTATAGAGGGCATATGGGTGCTTACTTCAACAGGCAGCACCGCTGACTTTGAAAGCGTATCTTATGACGCTGATGGTTTGGTGTCTTCTGTATCAGGTGCGACAGGTTTAGGATTGGAGTTCAAAAAGGTAGATGTTGTGCGTAATTCAAGCGCAGCGTTGAACGAAGAAGTTTCAGTAAATCTTGAAGCTTTAGGTTTCACATTCAATACATCACTTATCTTTACAATTCCAGGTCTAGACCAAATAAACGGAACAAATCTTTATGAAGAAATTGTAAAAAATACTGCTTCATATTGGATTGTTAAATTGAAGACAGGTAAGTATTTCTTGGCTGGGGCAGACGGGGGAATGTTTATTTCTGCGGCTTCTATAGCGAGCGGCTCCCTACCAGGAGATTTACAAGCTTACACAATCAACTTGACTTCTAATTCTACGATTTCAGTTCCACAGATGGATATTACATCTACTTTATCTGCTTTCTTGGCAGGTTCAAATATCTCTGTAGATAGAGAATAATAAAAAAACTATTTTTTATGGGGGGCATAAAAACCCCCCATTTTTTCAGCCTTAAGAATATCTAATATATGCGAAGACAATTCAGCGGATACGAACCCCTTTCAACTGAAGATTGGGCTAAATTACAAAAATCAAATGTCGTGGCTAGGGTGATATACCCTTTAGGTAATGGTGGAAGTGG